ACTACGCCTACATTACCTGTAATAGGATTAACTGTGACATTGCCTGTAATACCTGCTAGGTTGCCGGTAAGGCCCACATTACCTGTAATAGGATTAACTGTGACATTGCCAACTACACCCACATTGCCAGTTATAGGATTCACTGTGACATTACCAGTGATGCCAGCAATGTTGCCCGCGATGCCCACATTGCCTGAAACTGTGACATTACCTCCGGTTACTGTGACATTGGTATTGCCAATAGGCATATAAGGCACATTAAGTATGCCAGAAGTTCCTATTTCGTCAAGATGAACGTGAACTGGGTCTTCGGCACTACTGTTAACGGTTACAGTTCCTGGAATGTTAACGTTGCCCTCGATAACAATGTTTCCTGCGAAGCCTGTTCGCACATACACATTGCCTGTGATTTCGTCAAGTGCCAGAGCCTGCGTGATGTTACGCAGGTACCACGGTGCTACTTCGGTTGGTTCTGGATAGGCCATAATGCTATATTTAGTTTAGGGCTGGTACCGCACAATCTCACCAGTAGCAGAATCAAAATACAGCTGATTGAGTCCTGCGGTAGAATTTACGGTTCGGATGTTTCCCAGGTAAGTGTTGGCGCCTGTGACTTGTAGCACCTTGGTAAGAGCTCCTGTGGCATTGCCTATGTAGATTTCATTGGTATTGATGTTCACCGTCATTTCCGCAGGTCTAGCGTTGCCGTTGTAGTTTGTAACGGTTTCCTGTGCATTGTCCTTCATCACAGTGCGGCTAATGCCGGTCAAATCATCATATGGTGGTGGCGGATTTGCCATCTAAAATATCTCCATTTTAGTTACTTATCTTTTTTGCCGGTAAATTTTTGTGCCCAGGCTGTTGTGGCAAGCCAGGTTCGATAAATGTGATCAGCTGTGGACTGATGTTGAGCAAGCCAAGGGTCTATGCCAGCTACGATCGCCGCACTGTCTTGCACAGATTTGTAGAGCTCACGAGCGTGAGCCCATTTGGGATCCTCGTCTTGGGCCCATTCTTGGGCTTTGTTGGCATCCATCTCTATGTGAAACTGCATGGCCAGGTGTGGGCCTAGGCTCCAGGCCTGATTGGCACAACTGGTACTTGACGCCAGGCGAGTAGCACCTGCAGGAACCGAGAATGCTTCATAGTGCCATTGTATCACAGTTGGCGTGGGATCGGGGCCAAACCAGTGTACGGACAACTCATCATCGACGTAGTCAATGGGTTGCCAGCCAATTTCAGGCTGTGGCGACGGCCCTACCGTGCCACCCAAGGCACGTGTCATCAGCTGACCACCCAGGCAGTGTCCTATCACCGGACGATCCAATCGCATGGCCTGCAAGATCAGGATTTCAGCCTGGCGATTGCTCAATAAAGCGTCATTGGCACTCATACCGCCACCCATGACTGCTAAGGCGGCGTAGGGTTCTATCGTGGCAGGGAACTCTTGATCAACAGCCGCACATCTGGTTTCATAGGGTATGTGGTGTTGTTGCAACCAGGTGGCCAGATAGGCCGGTCGTTCTGGAATCTGATGTTGCAGTATCAGTACGGGTTGCACGCAAGAACCAGTTAGCGTGGGTAGCCCCGGAAGGGCCGGATTGGGCTCACAGTTTCTACCGACTTGGGCTCTCGGCTATCAGCAGTGCTGACCAGCTTTTTGCCGCCCGGAGTATTGGTCATTTTAAGTGCCAGGTCTATAACAGGATCAACGTTGGCATCAAATCCTGATATCACACCATGCTCACCAAAGGCTGTTTCGGCTTCCCAAGGCGGAATAAAATGATCTACTTGATCTTGATCTGTTCCGCGGTCGCTTCTGGCACGGGCCATGGCCACGCCAAATCTGTAGTTGTTGTAAGGATCGCTGGCACTGAGTCCAGGCAACACATAGGTATAACGCAGGGGTTCCGCGATCTCTGGCGGCAGTTTTTGTTGTTCTGTGATGAACTCTCGGGCTCTCATCGTGTGTATCCCCGGAATCCTGACACGGGACTGGTCTTGTTCACATAGTCAGCTTCGGTGCTGCGATTGTCTGTGATTTTTTTGACTTCACCAGCTCCCACTGATTTGGCTGCAGCGTTGATAATTTGCAAGTCAGCATCACTGTAAGTGGCCAACAATGGATCGCCAGCAAAGGCTCCTGCAGGTGGTGTAGGGAAGTCGGGTGCACCAGCCATGGCAATACCAAAACGCCATTGTGTATAGGGACTGCCGCCTTGTTTGGTCATGCTGATGTCGGGCATGCTGATCATGCCCTTCATGGCGCTGCGATGAGATTTGGGCAGTTTCTTTCCGTCGGCAGGCACATCGGCAGCACTGCCATATTTGGTTTCTACAACGAATTCCTTTGCTCTCATTCTAAATCCTGCATGTTCATGTGACCAAACGGTGGATCACCTTTTACATTTTGCCACAACTCTCTGTTGCCCATGATCTCCACCCAGACATCAGTGGTGGGACGATTCAAACTCCAAAAATCAAACTTCATGTGACTGCTCACGGGCCGGCAATACAAAGTGCGTTCGGTTGGCACACACAGTTGTTGACTGGTGGTGCGCATTTTCCGGCCTTGGGTGCTGGTCCGCATTATATTTAGCTGTGGGTGATTGATGTAGACTTGACACATGCCATCCACTAGATCTTGGGGTTTTTGTGCGGCTTCTACTACAGCCTGCGCCAGCAACAAACGACTTTCACTGCTGATCCTGTCCAGGGTTTGTTGTTGGTCTCTTGCACTGCGTTGCATGCCAGCTGTGGGCATCCAGATGCCGTGATTGGTTCTGGCCACTGTTTGGGTTTTGGGTATTCTTCTTGCTCGAAATCTGTAAGGACGCCGACCATCCCAGTTGCTGGCTTCGATCAGGATCATGTCGTCTTGGTCAAACACCATGGTGCAACCACACAGTTGCTTTTTTATCAACGATCGAGCAGCTGCTTCAACCGTGGGCAGGGTCAAGGCTTCAGCAATCATCTGGCCATCTGGGCTGGTCTTGGTCCGGCCAGACTCAACTTCAGCTTCGTCGTTGCCCACATCCAGGCTGGTGTTCAATATGCTGACACCGCGACTGTTGATGCCTTCCTTGTAGCCAGTGACCTCATCGTGCATCATCATGCGGTCAATGTTGTCCTGTTTGCTTTCGATGAAATCCAGCACAGGCGTGTAGGTTCGATCACGGTTTTTGGCGCCGACCCAGCCCGTGCCAGGAAAGTATTTGGCAACGATCACGCACATTTAGCGTGTGTAACCTTGAAAGCCCTTGACCGGGCTTGTGGTGTTTACATAATTGGCTTCAAGACTGCCTGGTAACACGTGATCTCGAGGTTTCATACCAAGTTTTTTCATGATGGCTTTGAGTTTTTCGCGATCGTATTTGGTGTAGGCACTGAACAAGGGCAGATTTCCAAAGAAACTGATGTCATCTACTTTGTCTAGCTCTTTGGGATCCATGCCAGCTAGACTGCATACTCGATAAAAATCATAGTAGCGACCCCAATAGATATCACCGTTGCCACCGGGTCCAACCAAGCCTGGGTGTGCCACATCAAACTCGTGAGTTGCTTCTGATCTGGTGCTGACTCTACCACCTTCGGCAATGAATTCTCGGGCACGCAAGGTCAGGCACCTCCGCCGATAACGCCTTCTTGTGCTGAACTTGCTGTGCCTAGTTCCAAGGCAGTGAATGGTGATCCTGCCACTGTGACCTTGTTGCCGGCACCAGAATATACTTCAAATATTGTGTTGGCTGGAATGCTGATTGGTGCAGAATAGATGTTGCCTTCTGCTGCGGCACTGCCCAAAGCTGTGGCATAGACCTGATATGTCACTGCATTGGCTCCAGTGGAGATCTGCAGTTTGTCTGTGTAGACTGTAGCGTTTGATAGAGTGGTGTATACGTTTGCGGCCATTTTTTATTTTCCTTTTACCATGCACGGCAAGACCAATATCTTGCCTTTGTTCTTGGACCTGGATTGGCGCAGTTGTGCCTAGCACGGAAACTTTTGCGACGAGCAGGATTTGATTTCTTGATCTTCATGGTCTTCTGACCCAGACGCTTGGCCGACGTTCCGCCATGACCAAAGTTCACTTTTTTTACATTACCGGTTTTAGGATCCTTGACATATACCTTGAACTTTTTCACATCGCCGCGCATGGGTTTACCCAAGGGAACCTTGCGACCTTGATATTCAGCTTCCGCCATTTCCTCTTGTTCCATAGGAATTGGTTTGACTGCCGCTGAGGCTATGTTTTTTTCTAGGTCTTCAATGTTGCCTTCATTTACGCCGTTACTGACTTTCCAAAACTCTTCAATCCAATCCTCGTCGCCATAACGTTGTTTAAATTGTTCCAGGCTCATGCGTTCAGCAGCCAGATGCATTTCTTTTTTCATGGCACCTTCGCCAACCAAGCCACCATAGCCCATGGTTTCCATGATCACACCTGAATCGCCCTCATCGGTATCTTCCAGTGTGGCCCATTCGGCCAACGCTGCGTTAATTTCTGGTGTAGAATCCAGGAGAATACAATCATCGGCCACTTCGATTATGTAGGTTTCAATCAACACACCGTCGTCCAGTTCAATGGCGAAGGTGTCACCTGCAGCAGGCGATGCCATCCATTGCTCACTTTCAGCGATGTATTCTTTTAGTGTTTTCATTGATTCTTGTAGTTGTTGTATAACTTAAACAAGTTGCGCTCAATTTTTACAGACTCTTCCATTGATGCTTGACGGCTAGGGCTCATAGTCGGCAATCCACCGCCGGTTAATGTTCCTTGCTTGGTACTCTTAGGACCGTTTAAGCCACCCGAATATTGTAGTGCATCGTCCGATGTTTCTGTGTTTGTGGGCCAGTCTGGGCTGTTCTCATCCAGTTCTTCTTCGCAACCACAGGGTGCTTTGCCACAGGTGTCACAGCTTTCTGCGTTGTCGTGACCGCCGATGCCGGCCATCTTCAACAATGCAGCCAACTTGTCGGCGTCGTCGCCATCAGCTGATATTGTGATATTCTTGCCGGGCTGGCCATCTGGACTGGTGTTCATGTTTACACTGATGTTCATGCCTTCTGTGAGTGCCTGTTTGTATTTCTTATCCATGCTTTCGTACACACCTTTGCCAAATTGAAATCCACCAGAGCTTTTTTTCTCCTTGGGTGCTTCAGCATCGGCTTCTTTGACTTTTTCTGGCAGACCCGTCTCTTTGGTCTTGGCAAACTTCTTGAGTTCACCCTTGGGCATCTTGGCCATTTCTTTCGAAGCGCCACGCAGTTCTTTTTTGGGAATCTCGCCCTTCTGTGCGGCATGTGCAATGCCAGCGGCTCTGCGTTGTGCTACACTGACAGCTTTTTCTGCCACAGGTTCTGCATCATCTTTTTGTTGATGCATATACTGATTGCTGCTGTTGATATAGTCCAAGGCCTTGGTGATCTTACTTTGCACCCACTCCGGCAAGTTCTCGTCGTCGCCAAGAATACTGTGCAGTTCTTTGGCTGCCATGGCCAGACTTTTTAAATCATCCTTGGCCATTTCGCCTTCGCGATCGTATTCACCTTTGTTGATCAAGGTAATGCTTTCTTCGTCGGCAAACTCTTTGATAGCGTCTTTCTTCATCAATTTGCTCTGGCCTGTAGGGCCTTTGGCGCCAATGGCACGCTTGCTGCCTGCTGGACGACCTTTTTTCTTTGGTGCGTCGCTTGCCGCTTCATCATCCTTTTCAACCTCAGGTTCAGGCTTGCGAGTATAACGTTTGCTGTAGCCTGTGTCTTTGACATCATATCTTGGATGCTCATCTTTGTTGGCGAACATTGATTTGGCTACTTCGGGATCAAATGCTGTGCCGGTGGTGCGACTTTTCTTCTTGTCGGCCGCAGCTTTTTTCATGGTTTCTTTGCGGTTGCCATCTTTGTCAAGATCAATATAGTCAGGTTTGGCTTTTTTCTTTTCACCAAGACCCACTACATCGGCTTCGCGAACTGTTTCCATGTCACCATCGCCATCTAGGTCGGCTTTCTTTAGTCCAGCGGCCTTGGCTTTTAAAACATTGTGTGCATACTTGTTACCTTCTTCCATGTCGGCTTCATCCATCTTGTCATGCCGGGCACGGATCTTGGCCATGGTCTCTTTGCTGGCTCCTTCACGGCCGGCTTTTTGTAAAGCCTTCATGCCAGTCTCGCCGTATTTTTTCTTGCCAAGATATGCTTGTAATGCGCTCTCATCCATGTCGCTTTCTTCTACGCTTTCTTTGGCACGCAGTTTGGCCAACACGGCACCTGCAACTCGTTCGCCAGCGGCCTTGCTGCCGTACTTGGATCCTGCTGATTTGGCAATCTTTGAAAACATCTTTCCTGGCTTGCCAATGTCTTTTCCGGCACTGGCCTTCTTGGCTGAATAGTCACCTGTGCTACGTTCTGCCACTGGCTGAGCACTCTCATTGAGGTCTTGTCGCTTGGCCAGATCGGCCAGTTTCTTGTTTAGGTCGTAAAAAAATGTCATGCTGTTATCCTCTTGGGTTGGCGCCGGTGGCCGGACGTGGTGGGCGTTTTACTTTGGTCATAGGGCTACTTGTACCCATGGGCAGATCATTTGTGGTCTTGGCAGGTGGTGTCTTGCCGCCAGCTACTGTGAAATCACTGCGGTAGGCATTCTTTAACACAGCATGATCATGTGGTGCGGCTGAGTAATCTTTGCTGAGTGCTTTTTGTTCTGCGTCAGGTGCGGGATAGTCTGTGTCTGTGAGCAGGTCTTTGTTTTGATCTTCAACTTTTTCTTTTTCATCAATCATGCTGTCCTCGTAGGGCACAGTCAACATACGGATACGGTTAGGATCAAGCCCTAGTAATTGAGCAATCTGCTGGATCTGTGGCTCAATGGCTGGATAACGGAATTCACAATCCATGGCGCTGACACTCTCATTGGCATGTGCAGGAAAATCTGCGGGCTTGAGCTGTATGGGTGTCTTTTTAACCGCTGATATCTTGACTGGGTCAAACTGCTTGAGCTTTTCTTCCAGTGCTTTGATAAAAGCTGGTTCTACATCACCCACGATTTTCACGCGATAATTGTAGGTTCTTTGGCTTTCGGCCAGGTATTCTTGAAAATTTTTCATATTTGTGTCCCTATATGATATTTATGCTTTGTTATTGTTTTGGTCCTTGGAACCTTTGATCATTTCCAAAAGGTCATTGCGGCTCAACACCTGACCGTGTGCTGTAGCCGTGGGTTCATCGCTCTGTACCTCTCGATCCAATTTGACCTTTTTCATTTGCAGTTCAACCATTTTGAGCTTTTTGTTCAGCTTGGCAGTTTTAGCGGTAAGCGCATGGCCCAACATGGTACCAGCCACTGCAAATATTTCACTAGCATAACGGCTGTCCACATTAAAGCCCAGGTCCATGAGATTGTCAAAGGTTTCTTGTGCTTTGTTGGCCAACTCGTCCATTTCTTGATCACTAGCATCCAGCCCACGCACAGCCGGCAAGGCTTGATCGATCTTGTCTATGGTAGCATCAATTTCTTTGAGGGCTAGTTGTGTGGTTGGCACAGAATCTGGCTGTGTAATTTCGCTTTCGCAACCACTGGGCGGTAGGTCAAAAAGTTCTTCCAGTTTTCGGGTCATACCCTATTTACCGGTTTTTTTGTTGCCCTGGTGAAATATCATGTCTTCGTTTATGACCCTAAATATTAGTCCGTTGCGTCTGGCCCACTTAGTTGCAGCATCCCATTTGGCATAGTTCACTGCTACTACAGCCCTATCACGGTCGGTCATACGGCTTTCAATCAGACTCTGTTTTTTGGGTTTGATTTCGATCAGTTCAGCTCGAGTGGTGTTGTTGCGATCTCTATAGGTCACAAAAAAATCGGGTACATACATGCTTTGTTTTCCAGTGATAGGATTACGGTAAGGTATCGTAATGCTTTCGCTGGCCCAGTTTACGATGTTGTCATTGTTGTCAAGAAACATCATAAATGTCATTTCCCATCCTGAACGATATCTAGGTTCACGCTTGCCAACATATTTGTCAGAATTTCTAACTGTGTAAACGCCTTGGCGGAAGTTTGCCATGATCAGGCCCTGACATTTCTTGCGGTGTAGTAATTGGGAGTGGTTGGTGTTAAAACACCCAACAATGTTGAGGTGCTACGTACACTGTTCAAATAGTAGGCCATGAGTGACGTGATTTCAGGAGCCGACTGACCGCTGACTTGAAAACTCTGTAACAAACTCATAGATGATGTGTTGGTCTGTTCGGCCACTCGAAACAGTGCGCTGGTAAAATTTTCTGCAGCCAAGCGAGTTTTAAACACACTTTCAAAATAGGTCAACACTGCTTCGTATTCCAACACAGGAACATTAGCACTGTAATTGTAAAACAAATCATAGATCCTAACAGTCTGATCTGTTTGTAGATTGGCCTGATTTACTGTGCTCATGATCAGAACCTCGAAGGATTAAATGGAGGAGGAGTACTGGCTCTAGGAGCTGTAGGAAAGAATATACCATCTAATGCACCACGATTTGGACCAGCCGGAGTAGGATTAGTAGTACCAATAGCGGCTCGCACTGCGCCAGGCAATTGTGTTCTTGCAATGGTTTTAGCTGAATCAATAACTTCTTGATTTACGATGCTGCGTATGTTTTTGTCTTTGAATGTGTAGTAGGCTGTGCCGGCCTTTTGGACCGCGCCTACTAGGCCAGCCACTCCGCCACTCTGCAGGTCCTCAATAATACCAATGCCAGCATCCAGCAACCCGCCTTGCCCTAACACTGTCTGCGTGGCGCCAGGACGATTCAGTGCGCTGGGTACCGTGTCGTAATAGGCTGGATCAGCAAATCCCACAACGTTGGTGTCGGGCCTGACTCCGCCCACTGCACCTGCATAGTATTTGACTGTTTCGTAGCGTATGGTCATGCGATTGGTCATGGTGCCGTTGCCCGAACTATAATCATAGGTGTCGTGATTCCAATCTGTGATCATGGGATTGATCAGTATGTATTCGGCCCACTTTCTTTGATACAATCCATAGATTCGTATGTCGCGAAAAAACGGTGGCTTGCCTGAAGGCAATCCGGTCAATAGACTAGTAGCTCCTGAGTCATAGCTTTCGCCAATGTAACCCCAGTCGTTGACTGGCCTCGATGGATCATAGATATCTCTGCTGTTGTAACTGAATCCAGCCGGAGTCTGTGTTTGTGCCAGTTGTCCGTTTTGATTGTTGGGGCTGTCATAGGCCTGGCTGGGATCTTTGTAGTAGTAGCTGTAGTAGTTGTACCACATGTTGCGTATGAGATCACCACCATCATCGTGAAATTCTATCGTGACTGGATTGTAATCAATCTTGGTTTGTGCCAGACGTTTTCGATTGTACTGATTCAGTGTTTCCACGGTCATGGAATAGGTAGGTAACTGAACCGTCTTGACCATGAGACCAATGGTGGCCTGATCTTGATTGCCTGCAAACAAGGCTGTGCGCAGACTGGGGATCTGTTGAGTGTTTATGGTAAAGAACACATGGAACAGAAACTTGTTGCGTGGAGCAAACTCGTATCCGTTGGTTCTAAAAGTCTTGGCTGCGTGGCTGTAATCTTTAAGACCGTCGGCGCCAAAGAATCCTTTGAGGAAATCTTGACCAAATGCCATGGCGTTTAGCCTGCGCCAGTAGCAACGTCACCCACTGTTCTACCAACAAAAGCACCAACTCCGCTGCCTTGCGGAACTTGGTTGGCATTGTCAAATCTGATTGCCAAGCTAATTGTAGCAACTTCACTGAGACTATAGTCCATGTTGTTGTAGTTGACATTTTGTAGATAGCAACCGTACAGTTCCCAGGTTTCTAATACCGTGGGCTCACTGACTCCGTTGCCGCCATCTAATACTTCAAATCTAGTAAGGAACTTGTAATCAATGCCCGATGAAGCCGAGGCCATTTCCATGAAATCCAACTGTTTCTGTAATTGCTCGCCAACTAACTTGCTGACTTGACCGCCAGCATCATCACGCAGATTGCATGTGACATTTTCCCAACTGTACTTGCCTGCCAACTTGATGGTGCTGTTATAAATGGGCACGTCTATGTCGGCAAACGTTACTGTGGGGCGAGTAAAGTCAATGACCTGCTTGGTTAACTCTGTTCTAGGTGTGCTGACACCAAAATTTTCAAATACCACTCTAAAGCGGTACTTGAGTTTGGGCATCAACAAGCCTTGATTGGGATTGCTTTGGTCACTGGCCAAAGGCACTGTCATTCTGGTTAACGATGAAACGGCCATTTGTTATCTCCTATATGGTTTATTTATGGCTTTGAAATCTGGTGTCATTTCCATGTGTCCTAGGCCGATGTTGCTGATACCGCTAGGCTTGCGCCAATTTCACCGGTGTTCTTTATACGCATTGGTATGTAGATAAACTCAACAGCCTTGACCGGTTCAATTGCGATGTCCACATACAGTTCATTGGCATCAATTCGAGCCGGTGTGTTATTGGTCAGGTCGCATACAACCAAGTAGTCGTAGATACCACGTTTATTGACCAAGTCAATCATGAGGCTGTCAACTGCGTTCTTGATTTCGTTGCGTGTGATTTGATCATTGGGTTCAAACAAGAAGTTGTCGCCAATTTCTTGTAGTCGTCCGCGGATAAATGCTACCAAGCGTGCCACGTTGATACGATTTAGAGCCGTGGATGCAGCCAATGTGGTCTTGTTACCAAAGTTGGTGATTCCAATACCAGGCACAAAAGTGATAGGATTAATACTGTTTTGATACAACACATCACGCAGGCTTTGGCTGACACCAATGGTTTCAAATTCACCGGTGATGGCATTTATATAACCAAGTCTGGCTGCGTTGTCAATCACTCCGCGTCGAGTTCCAGCTGGAGCTAACCAGTGGAAAGCCACTTCGTCGCTGCGTATGATTGTTCTGACCATCATGTGGCTGGGAGCAGTTACCACGGCCGTGCCACTCAAGTCTGTGGTCTGGCAACTAGGATAGAACACACCTATGTAAGGATCAAAAGATGTAAGCCCTTCGTCAGTGTTTTGTGCATTGTTCTTCCAGTCTACAATGTTGGTACCTGTGGGTCCCAATCTCAATGGTGTATCTCCAACTACAAAAGCTGTGTTCTGACGGTCATTGTTGAGCAAGGCCATATTAGCTATGAGTTCTGGATAAGCAGTGCAGGCCATCAAATTAAACTCACGTTGCTCTTCACGTATTTCTACGTTGTTGTCTATGCCAGACTTGAGTGCTTGTACAATCAAATACCGTTGTGCTAGACGACCCATGTTGGGGCTGCCGTCGGCATTGTTGGCACTGGCTGTGACCCAGGCATTGGTTTCTACAGCAGACCAGTAGGTATCATCGGTGGGAACCTGATTGGCTGTGGGAGCCAAGATACAAACATAAATGATACCGTTGTAGTTGACAAAGTCATTGTATTCATATTGTGTGGATGCCTCCCAGATACCAACACTGAAATCAGTGGTATTGAAATAATCGACCTGGAAGCCCTTGACATTGAATCCACTACGACGTGTGTTGAACAACAAAGTTCCTTGTGGATACAGTGCTGGATTTGGAGCATCAATGTCTAAATAGTTGCTGGTTAACAAACTGGTGATCGATGGGAGTGGATCAGTAATTGGATTGGTGATTGGGCTGGAAGACCAGCGTGCATCCTCAAACAAAATACCATTTTCTGTGACTTGATCAGTGTTGTCTAACTGTACCCATTGATCCGCGCCGTTGACACTGCTCCAACGGAAGATCACAGGATAATTTTCAAGGTCGCTGAGGTCGATCCAAAGATCTCCATACACCAGCGGACTCTGACTTGTGTTGTTTTGGGTAGTCGGCGGTGTGGTACTGAAAATAGGACCCGATGCATTGGTCAAGGTCAGATTGTCACCCCGTACGTCGTTGGTGACATTTTGATAACCCATCCACATGCCATTGTTTTGGATCATGATATCAGCCTGTGTAGTAGCCGAATAGTACCAGTAAGTTCCGTTATCTGGGTCTTGATCAGGCGCAGTGGCACTGGCGGTGTATTCAAAGAATGGTGCGGTCACCCAATAACTCAAGAACAACGAGTTGTTTGGAGCCGGGCGCACAAAGTCTGTGCTCAATGTGAATCCTGCTGCTGTCAAGGGATTCCCTGTGGTACTTTTTAAAATGATGTTGCCACCTGCTGTGTGTGTAAACACAATGGCTCCAGAAGAATTTAAAGTACAGGTCACATAGCTGGAAAAAGTGCTTGAGCCAACAGCTCCTGACACTCTGGTCAAAAAATTGTCCACTGTTGTATTAGTCAGTGTCACTGTTACCGGAGCTGAAATATTAGGCGATCCTGGCACAGTGGCCTGTATAGTAAACTGATTTCCGCTGACAAATGGGCCAGGTGTGGTAGTGCTACCAGTAAACACCGATGATCCTACAGAATATCTTTCAAGAATTTCTGTGGTTGCAGTATCGGGAGTATCAAATTCAGAATTGATACGTGCCTGCAATGTGCCGGCAGGAATATTTTTTCCGCCACCAGAAGGATCTAGCTCATAGGTAGCATCATTGCTGTTCAAATAGATTGAACAGGCTTGTTGAACAAATTGTCCCAAGGTACTGTTGTATTTTTTGACAACCAAGTTTGCGCCAAGATTGACATTGTTGATTTTCTGCCATACAGAACCAGTGGGCTCGGGTTGATCATCAGTGGAACGCCATCTTGGAACATTATAGCTGTAGCTGGCCTGGAAAGCTGGTGCATAGTAAGTCTTGGCTGTGATTCCAAGTTCTGACAGCAAGTCTCCAGAGCCAAAATTAGATATGGTCACTGCGCCTTCATTGGCTGTACTACCATCAGCTGTGGCAGTGCTGGTAGCATAAATTGCCACTTTGTCGTTGACGTGGCCAGAATAAACCCCAGTTATAGCAGCTGAATTGATTGCATCGCTTAGACCTTGTGCGGTGTTGTTGGGCGCAGTAGGAACTGTAATTACTGAACCATTGACACTGATAGAAAGTCCTTCAGTCAGTGTGTCAATTGTAGCTTCGCCTTGTATAGTGGGCCAGGCCGATTTCCAGTCATCGCTGCCAACCAGTACCCAGTGGTTGTACAAGGATAAGAGATAAGTTGACGAAGTTTGAGTTGTAAACGGACCGTTGCGTTTAAAATATATAGGATTGTTAACATTGGTGGCAACTACTGCATAGTCACCAATGGCACCAATGCTCGTCAAAGGAACCGTGGAACCGGGCACAAGGTTATCGGTGTCGGTAATAATCAGCGGTACTTTGTTGGTAAAACTAGCTGTAGTTAGATTCCATTGATTAATACCCCATAAGGTGTTGGCAGTATCAAACCAATAGGTACCATTGGCGGGTGCCCCAGTTGGACGTACCAAGCTGGCTGTTAATTCAGCAAGATCTATGTCTACCCGTTGTACAAAAGCGCGATTGGTAATGCCCAGTGCGCTGTAGGCTGCCAGTAATCCATATTCGTTGAGTTCGTAACCATTGATAGGAGTACCATTGGTTGTTTTATAAAAGAATGGTACACCAAATGTTGCACTTAAATCTCGTTGGCTGGTAATAGTGTATACCTTGTTGGCATTTGCGGCCAAGGTACCAGCGGCTACTCCAGAACCGGTGCCAGAAATTTTGTTCTGTGCGGTTGCAATAAGGAAATAGGGGACCGAATTGGTTGCGGCAGGAAGATATTGACTTTCGTCAATGACTGTAACTTCTACGCCAGGTGATAATAGTGCCATGGTAAATCCTTTTTTCTAGTTGTTTATATTTATTGCCGGAGACAAAAATTTGGTCATATCTTATCCCTACTAGTAGGTTTTTATTAAATACAGCATGCGACCAATCTGTGAAAATTGCCGACAACGCCCTAGAGCTGTGGCATATCATAGAAAAAATTCCATACAATACCGTAGATTGTGTGAATATTGTATCAAAAGAGACCGTAAACAACGACCTCCAGAAAGTCGCTGGAAAAAGTCTGGTTACAAAAAAAAGTTATCTTGTGATAAGTGTGGGTTTAGAAGCAGGTATGCCAGTCAACTTTTGGTCTATCATGCTGACGGAAACTTGCACAACACCGGTCTTAGGAATCTAAAAACTATTTGCCTGAACTGTGTGGAGGAAGTCAAACGCCTAGATCGTCCTTGGACGCCAGGAGATCTTGAACCAGACGTGTAACTTGAGAATACAGATGGTCCATGGTTCCGTTGTTGTCTAAAATTGCATCAAATTCCGTTCCGACCCAAGCAGTTTCACTAGCATGAATATTGTATTTTTCTAGAGCTATTTTGCTGGTAGTCCAGGTCATATTGTGCGGACCCAAATTCACTGTTTCTGCCAAGCTATACCATTCAGGATCTGCACCTCGATGCACCCGAACCACGATACCTCCAGCACGTTTGATAGCCGCAATTTCGTTGGGGAATCTGCAATCACTGATTACCACGTCGTCCTCGCTTTTACGCAGTTTGTTCTCTAAACTGGCAATCCAGGTATCATCGTGGAAGCCTCTGCGCACTACTTCAGTTCCCCAGTATTGTAAAACCCATCTTGGAGTCAAATCAGGCATACCCAGGCGTTCGGCCCACCATGGATCTACTTGCTCGCGCCACTCTCTGCTGTGGCGGGTGCGGCCTTCTAGGAGTTCACGGTTCCAGCCAAACACTGATGATACAGCATCTTTGAGGGTGTTGGCAAAACTTTCTCTTCGAAACTGATGTATGTTTACTAGGTAATCTGCAATGGTGTCTTTGCCTGCACCGATCAATCCGCATACTCCAACGATCATCTGATTTCCTTTACGTTCAAATGTTTGAGTGTGGCCTGCAACATGTCGATCTGCCGGCGGCAGTCTTCCAGCGCATGATGGCTGGTGGCAGGACGTGGTAACTCAGGCCACAGGCTGTAGATTGTCCTAGCATCACGCACATTGTAAAACTGCCAGGGCAGGCTTTTGCCATAGCTCTTGTAAGCATGTTCAAGAATGTTCATGTCATAGGTAGGACCATTGGCCCAGACAAACTTGTGTTGCCAAGCCAACTTGTACAGGCTATCAAGTGCTTGATCTAGTGGCACACGACCTTCTTCCATGAATGCTTCGGCCTGTGCTTCCTTCTGGGTTGACCACCAATCTACAGTGCCTTGTTCTATGGCACGATTTTCTTGACTTTCCAAGGTAATACGGGCATAGTAACAGCGATCATAGTACCCCCGGCCAAACGGATCAAAGCTCTGGGCCGCTATGGTCAAAATAGTAGCATCCGGCCCAGTGGCCAAGCCTTCAATGTCGATCATCAGTGAGCTCATGCTACGATTATAGCATGGATTTTGAATTTAGTCTATGATTTTTAACCTATGACAAACGTGATTGGCTGACTGCCGTCTACGTAGTTTTTGAGTTGCTCTATAAGGCTGTCCATTTGAGACTGTGCTTCAGTTTTGAGTTGTGTGCCATTGAGTTGACTGCCGCCCTGTGGACCAGCATATTGTCCAAATTTTTCACGTGCTTCACCAATGATCATTTTGCAGGCTGCAACCATGTAGTCGCGCAACCATTGTTGTATTTGGAAGTCCTGCAACAGGTTAAATTCGGGTTTCAAGTTGTAGGTCCAAAGTAACACATTTTCTCCGGTGCCTTTGGGATCACGGATCAGTTGCAGTTTTTTGGTCACAGGATTCCAGGTGTAGTTCATGTAGGCACCAAACATACGGCCTGCTAGTTCTACATACTGACTATAGAAATCATAGGTGGCAAGGCCACCGGCCACGTTGAAGTTCATGAGATACACGTTCATACTAGCTTGGCTGAACGGATCAAAATTTGACGCAAATGGTCCTGTGCTGTCACCAAAAGTTCTGCGGAAGATCTGACGCACTGTGATTACTTCTTGTGGCAAGGTATAGATATTGACATTGGTCACAAGTTCCATGAAGGTGTAGCTTTCTTCATAGGCATTTTGTGCCCGCTGACGATAAACACCAATAGTTCTCTGATATGCGGCTTCGTAGTGTTCAGCATCCAGTTCTAGATCAACAATCTGATCACCCAAGGTCAATCGCACATAATCAAACAGTTGTTGTTTGAGTGTTTCTAGGCTGTTTTGAGATTGGGTGCTTTGGGCTGTCATAAAGGGAACTCCGTGTTCCCTGTATTTACCAGGCTTTCAGTATGATTAGATTCTCGTTGCCACGTCCGTTGAACTTGGTTTCTGTGGACTTGATGTCTTTGAATACTTTACGGGCCGCAGGTTTGCCACCTGTTAGTAGCTCTTTGAGCTGTTCTGCTGGACGGCGTAGAGTTTTTTGTACCGTCTGTACAGTATCAAACCCCACAATGGCTGATCCTTTGACACTGAATGTGCCGATGTGGGTGTCTGCCATGACATGTATCAGTTTGCGTTTTTTGGTATCATACAACCAGGCTTCACCAGCACCCACCAATTGTGCTGGTGCTATGCTAGTCAGTTTGAGTTCGGCAAAGTCTTTCAAATACTTAAACTTGGCTGAAAGTTTTTCTGGACTGACGGCTTTCTTGGCACGTGGCTTGCGTTCCACTTTCTTGATCTGCACATAGTTGCCGCAGTCAGCGATGACCTGTTCAATGAATTTGATGCACTGCTTGACTTGATTCTTGTTGAGATGACTATAGCCTTCTAATAAGTCAGCATCTTCACCGACTAAGATTTCTTCGAATTCCGCTAACTTCTTTTTCCACACATCAGCAATGGTACCCACCATGTTGGGGCTGATGTTCATGCCACGGATCTGTGCAATGGGCTTCCAGTCAGCACTCATTTTGGCTCCTGCCTTGACGAACTCATCAAACATGCCTTCCAGTTCACCGGCACATTCTGAAACCTTTTCACGTAAATGATCTTGTATGGTCAGTCTGGCCACAGCGGATTCGGCGGCCACTTCGTCTTTGTCACGTCGAGCTTCTTGTTTTACTTTCAGCATGTTGGTAATTTGCTCGTCAATGATGCACTGTTCATGCTCATTGAGCGTCAGGCCCATCAGGGTCATCCTGCATACCCAGGCCGGTGTGAGTCGGATTTGGCTGTCCGGAATGCCACGCATGGTCTTGGCATCTTTGCTTCGGTGATTGATTTCCAGGTACTGACACAGCATGTCCTTGGCATCTTTTTTGCCATAGTGATAGTTGTACCAAGCAAAGGCCTTGCTGAATGCACTGATGCGATTTTCTTCTGTGGGTTGAAATTTCCAGTCAGGCTCATGCCCAACATATTTGGTTTCAGCGCCTTTGGGATTCAAAGGCTTGATCACAGTTGCGGCTCGTGCGTTCATGGGTTCTCCTGAGTTTATTAGAATATTATAGCACCAGAGCCATTTTTGGTCAACCGCGTAACAGTGCCGCGAATGTTAGGTGTTGCTCCAGATTGGTAATTAGATCACCGGCATTTTTCACCAATTCCTTGTAGCGTGTGGTTTCCTTGTGCAATCTACGGCATTCCACGCTTTCCATGTCTGCAACCACCATGGCCGCATCTATGGTCTTGACCATTTTTAATAGATCCTTGCGGGCAACTTTGTTTTTGATTGTGGCTATTTGACGTTCAGCAAGATCCAAGCGTTGATACAATTCATCCATACTTGTAATTATAACTGCTTTGAATTTACAAGTCAATTTAACCCATAAATACATGACTATGCCACGTCTGAGCCTGTATCGTCCAAATCGAACCAATGATTATCAGTATCTTGATCGCAACATCAGCGAAATGTTCACTGTGGGCGGCATTGATATCTATGTTCACAAATATCTAGGACCCATAGTTGATCCTGAACAAGCCAATACCCCGGGCAACGCCACCTTGCCTGTGTACGACAGCACCAATCCTTTGTTCATAGAAGATTTGTTGCTGTTGGAAAACCGTGACAGAGCTTATGATCCTGATGTGTTTGTCATGCGTGGTGTGTATAGAACGCAAGATATTGATTTTGATTTGACACAATTTGGTCTGTTTCTCAACGGTGACACTTTGTTTATCACATTTCACTACAATAACATGATTGACACTTTGGGGCGAAAACTCATGAGCGGTGATGTGATTGAGATCCCAAACCTCACAGATTATCATCCTCTGGATCGTAGCATACCCAAATCATTGCCCAGATACTATGTAATACAAGATGGCAATTTTGCCAGTGAAGGCTTCAGCCAGACCTGGCAGCCGCACTTGTGGCGAATCAAGGCCACGCCCATGGTCAATGCTCAAGAATACAAGCAAATCATTGATCAGCCATTCATGCCAGAAAACATCTGGGATCCAGGCAACTACTATCCCAATGGCACCGTGGTCAACAACGGTGGTACATATTACACGGCCAACGGCAATGTGCCTGCAGGCACACCCATTGATGCTGTGAACCCCAGCACTGGACTACCTT